CAGATTCTCGTGGCGAACCGCAAGCTGCGGAAGGCCACTGAAAACACAAACCCAGCCCTCGCCGACAGCGTCAGCTTCGCCAAGCGCAGCCTGAGCACCGTCGAAACCGTCTGGGCGGAAGACTTGACGCTCACCCTGCTTGAGGACAACATCGAGCGGCGCGGCCTCTACAACCACATCGTGCGCGACATTGCCCGCGCCTTCAGCAATGACCTCGCTGACCTGGCTTGGCGCGGTGACGAGTCCCTGGCAGCCACAATCACCGATGCCGATTCCGACGGGCTTGACGACACCACCGGACTCACCCAGGCCGACCACGACTTCCTGCGCATCAACAACGGCTGGCTCGCCATCTCTGCCGCAGCCACCGGTTCTCAAGGCCCTCCGCAATGCCTACCCCAACAAGTTCAAGAGCCTCCGCCCTGTCTTCTTCGTCAGCCCGGCCTTCGCCGAGGCGTGGGGCGAAGAGCTGGCGACCCGCAACACCGCCTTGGGGGACCGTGTGATCGAGAACGGTGGGGTGCTGCCCTACTTCGGTTATCGCCTTTACGTCGACCCCTACCTTGAGAAGGATGGCAACATCAGCGAGAAGGCGCTCTTCACCTTGCCCGACAACCTGGTGTTCGGCATTCAGCGCGCCATCAGCTTCGATGCCGAGTGGGTGCCGCGGCGCCGCGCATTCGAGATCACCATTACCGCGCGGAACGACTTTGAGATCGTCACTCCCGAGCCCGTCGCCCTCGGCACCGGCGTCCCGCAGTTCTAGGCTTAGTGGCCTAGGAAAGGAGGGCATGTGAGGGTAAAGGCAAAACGAACGCTGCGCTATCTGGTGGGGGGTGTCCTCCACCAGATAGCAAAAGATGAGGAGGGCGACGTGCCCGACAACGTCGTCGCCAACAATCCAGGCTTTTTCGATGTCGTCGATGTCGTTACTACCCAGCCGAAGCAGGTGCGCACCACTGAGGGTGCCGAGACCACAAAAACGCGCGCTGCCAGGGGCGGCCGCCGGAAGAAGGGTAGCAAGTAATGGCGCTGGTGACCGCAGCAGACCTCAAGGAGTACCTGAAGGAAGAGGTTCCGACCAGTAATGGCGACTCGGCCATTGCCGTCGCTGAGGCTGCGGTCGCTGCCTACTTGGACACCCCATCGCTTGAGGAGGCGACCGTTATCGACGTCGTTTACACCGCGCGTGAAACAAGCCTGATCGAGCTGACCAAGGGCCCGATGACGGAGCTCCTTTCCGTCGCGATCGACGGCGAAGCCTCGCCTGTGTCCGACTGGGAAACGCACTTCTGGGCTATTCAGCGTCCGCTCGAGCCAGTCGTTGCCGGGGCGCGCGTTGCGGTTGAGCTCAAGCGCGGGTGGACGATTACGAACGTACCGGAGCAAATCAGGGCCGCCGTCTTAGCCGTTGCCGCTGAGGTGTGGGCCCGCCCGGATGCGTCCGTCGTCCGCATCGGAACTGAGGGCCTTCTGACGGCCTACAACCGCACGTTCATCACCCCGTCCGTCGAGGTGCTTCTGCGCCGCTTCCGGAGGCCGCGATGAGCCAGTGGTCCCTTAGCGTCCACTCCAACGTCCTGACGTTTGCAGCGCGGTTAGAGGACGCCGGGTCGGCCAGACGCATCCGTGCTGCGCTGATCGCAATCGGCGAGATGATGCAGCGGCGCACGCAGAGCCTGCATCGCGAACAGCGCTCGCCGTGGGGTGAGGCGTGGGCGCCGCTGTCGCCACGCACGATCGCCGCCAAGGGGCACTCCGTTATCCTGTTGCACACTGGCAAGCT